CTATGTCTGAAGTGGAAGCAAGGCTGGCGGCAAATATTGTCACTAGCGAGAATTTAGCGGAATTCGCAGCCCAGAAACTTGGTCTAGTTGAAACGCCAGCAAACGAGGCGGTAAACGAGGACGCAGACAGCGCCGTTACCGAGCCGGATGCAGAGGCAGATCAGAGTGGACAGGATGGGGAAGGGAAGGACGCGACAGCAACAGATGAGGCGAAGGAAAAGAAGCCAAATCCTAAGCTGGAACGGCGGTTTTCAGAGATAACCAAGCAACGAGAGCAAGCGCGGCAGGAAGCGCAACGCGAACGTGAGCAACGGGAGGCTTTGGAAATCAGGCTGAAGGAACTTGAAGCCAAAGTAAACCCACCGGCTGCACAGCCAGAGGATGAGCTAGGCGAAGAACCGAAGCCGGAAATGTTCAACGATATGTTCGAGTACGCGAGAGCGCTTGCCGAATATACCGCTGACAAGAAGCTGATGGAACGGGATAAAGAGGAGCAGGCGCGTCAAGCGAAGGCCGAGCAAGAAGCTAAGTTTCAAGCATGGGCTGATCGCGTAAACGCTGCCAAGAACGAATTACCCGACTTTGATGACATGGTGCAAAGTAGCGATGTCAGGGTTTCTGACCCTGTACGCGATGCAATCATCGAATCAGAGAATGGGCCAAAAATTTTGTATTGGTTGGCTGAAAATACCGACTTTGCAAAAAAATTGGCCGATATGTCGGTTGTTTCCGCTGTTCGTGAGATTGGGAAGATCGAAGCTCGCTTCGAGAAGGCGAAAGACCCAGAACCAAAGCCTGTTGTTGGGAAGTCAAAAGCGCCAGCGCCGATTAATCCGCTGCGCGGTGCGGTTAACACAGTTGATGCCAACATGGATGCCGATGGCAATTTTCATGGAACGTATCAGCAATGGAAAGCCGCCCGTTCATCGAGAAAAATCCGCTAGTTAAACCCTTTTCTAAAAGGAAATAGAAATGTCCAACAATTTGCTAACCATTAGCAAGATCACCAACGAAGCGTTGATGGTCTTGGAAAACGAACTGACATTTTCGTCAGAAGTAAATCGCGAGTACGACGATCAATTTGCTGTCGTAGGCGCAAAAATTGGTAACACCCTGAACGTTCGCCGTCCGGGTCGTTTCATTGGTACAACTGGCCCAGCGCTGAACGTTGAAGATTTCAACGAAACCAGCATCCCAGTCACCTTGTCCACACAATTTCATGTAGATACACAGTTCACCACTCAGGATCTTGCATTAAGTCTTGATATGTTCAGCGACCGTGTTCTGAAGCCTGCTGTGGCGGCTATCGCCAACAAGATCGACTTTGATGGCCTGACAACGGCTAAGAACAGCACCGCTAACATCGTTGGCACCGCTGGCACACCGCCGACTGGCCTTATCACTTACTTGACTGCCCAAGCGTATCTGGACAGCGAAGGCGCACCCCGTGATGGCCGCCGTTCTTGCATCATCGAGCCATTTACTTCGGCAACTATCGTTGACAGCCTGAAAGGTCTGTTTAACCCACAGTCCGCTGTATCGGATCAGTATCAAAAGGGTCTGATGGGCCGTGATTCGGGCGGTATGAACTGGAAGATGGATCAGAACGTGGTCGCGCAGACGTTTGGCGCGTGGACTACAACTGCTGGCACCCTGACCGCGAATACCCAGAGCATCGGTATTTCGACCGGCTGGGCATCATCCTCGACCATCACTCTGACCCACAGCGCTGGCCTGACCCTGCGTCAAGGCGATGTGATCCAGATCGCTAACGTGTTTGCGGTCAACCCGCAGAACCGTCAGGCATATGGTTCGAACAAGCCACGCAATTTCGTGATCCAATCGACCGTAACTGGTTCGGGTTCTTCAACAATGTCTGTGACTGTTGTTCCGGCAATCATCACCGGCGGTCAGTTCCAGAACGTGACGATCCCAACCACTTCGGCTACTGCGACTGTGACCCCGTTCTCTATCGGCACATCGGCTACCGGCACCGTATCGCCACAGAACATCATCATGCACCGCAATGCGTTCACGCTTGCGACCGCTGATCTTGAGCTGCCTGATGGCGTTCACTTTGCTGGCCGCGCATCGGACAAAGAGCTAGGCCTGTCGCTTCGTGTGGTGCGTCAATACACCATCAACAACGACTCGATCCCGACTCGTATTGATGTCCTGTATGGCTGGGCACCGCTGTACCAAGAACTCGCCTGCCGTGTCGCAGCCTAATTACCATTGAAAGGAAACTGACATGAGCAATCCCGGCCCAGCAAGTACCCAAACCAACCACCCTTCGAATCTAGCCACCAATCAGGCTTACCGCCTGTTGGCTAGTGCGCAGGGTGTCAACCTTAACTCTGTGGCAGACACCATTGCCCCGATTGTGAACAGCTCATCGTGGAGCGTTCAGGACATCATCGTGGCAAATGCCAGCGTCAACCTGACCACCGCCCAGCTCGCTGTTTACAGCGGCCCCGGCGCGACAGGTGTGGCAGTCAAAACCGCTTATGCTCTGACCGGCAACTCGGCCAGCGACAAAGTGGTCGTGACTCCAGCCACCGATACAGACTCGCTCACCGGCGACAATCTGTACATTCGCTGCACGACTGCACAGGGCGCAGCGGCTACCGCCGATGTGTATATCTACGGGTATGACCTGACTTTCCTGCCTTAATATGGAATAGTCACCGAAGAAGCCGCCCCTTTTTGGGGTGGCTTTTTCTCATTAAAATTTGATGAAAGGGCAAGCCATGTTGCCGAGCTTTAGACCGAACGGCCCGACCACTCGAATCACAGTTCCCGCTAGTGCATCCACGCCGCTGCAAATTACCCCTAACACTAACGTCGAAAACAACTACGTCGGCCTGCTAAACGTCGGGGCTGCGACCGTTTCCGTTAGCTTGGGTTCGACTTCAGGCACTACGCCGACTCCTGTTGTACCGCTGACCACCGCGTCAACGCCGGGTGTTGTGCTGCCGCCGAACATGATCGCCCCAATGATTATTCCGGCACCCCGCAATAACTTTTTTGTGTCGATAATCGGCAGCTCTGCGGCTGGCGATGTGTATGTAACGCCTGTTGCGGCTGGATAAATTATGGCGAACGAAGTCGCCAACACGAGCCGGATCAATATTGTTCCGGTTCAAGGCGTTTTTGACCCTGAACCGACATTTGCCATCCAGTATTTTGTTGGGCCAGCGGGAACGCCGTTTTTTGCGCCGATCAGCCCGATTCAGTCGGGTTTAACGATCACCAACAGCACGATTGATTCGTCTGTTATTGGCGGCATAACGCCTGCGGCTGCATTTTTCACGACCGCGCAGGTTGCAGCCAGCCCAACCGCCGATCAGGATGTCGCAAACAAATCCTACGTTGACTCAGTTGCGCAGGGTTTAGACATCAAAGCGTCGTGTTTGTACACCACCACCAACAACATCACGCTGTCGGGGCTGGGTACACAGGCGGGTGGCGATTGGCCTTCGACGCTGACTGCTGGAAGCCGGATTCTGGTCAAAAATCAGACAAATCAGGCCGAAAACGGCATTTATGCGGCCAGCTCGACCGGCTGGACACGCACTAGCGACTTAAATAACTGGTCGGAAGTGCCGGGGGCGTTCACGTTTATTGAGGATGGCGCGACACTTTCCGCGACCGGCTGGGTCACGACTGCTGGATCAACCGGCACGATTGGCGTGACCAATATGCCGTGGACTCAATTTAGCGGCGCGGGAACGTACACGGCGGGAAATGGCCTGCAACTGATCTCAAATCAGTTTTCGGTCAAGCTAAACGGCACGACGTTAGATGCCAGCTCAAGCGGCCTGCGCATTTCCACGACCTACGCAGGGCAAACCAGCATCACCACGCTGGGAACGATTGGCACGGGCGTGTGGGAAGCGACGGATGTCGCGGTATTGCATGGCGGCACCGGCGCATCGGACGCAGCAGGGGCAAGGGCTAATCTGTCGGCTGCGGTTTTAGGCGCAAATAACGACATCACTAGTCTGTCGGCCATTACGGGGTCGATTGCTACGCCGACGTACATTCAGTTCAACACCACGCAAAACCCGCTGCCGACCGACGCGACAGGGCGCATTTACTACGATTACACCGACCAATTCCAAACGCTATCGTTCCAAATGAACGGCAACGTAGTTCAAAGAATTGGTGAAGAACAGTTCTATCGAATCAAGTGTCAGGGTGCGATTGCCAAAGGGCAAGTTGTGTCATTTGCCGGTACGCTGGGGTCATCAGGTGGGCTGGTAGGCAAGGCCGCAACTGGGTTGACCAAAGACCAAGCGCAATATGTTTTGGGCGTGGCGGCAGAATCCGGCAATAACAACGACTGGATTTTTGTTGTGTCGTTTGGTGAGGTGAAGAACATCAACACTACCGGCGGCGCTGAAAATTGGGTACAGGGCGATGAACTGTATTACAACCCAGCGGTAACTGGTGGCCTGACCAAGATCAAGCCAGCGGTTCCCAACGCCATCGTTTTAATGGCTGCGGTGGTCAACGTTGGAACGTCAAATGGCATTCTGTTTGTGCGGGTTACTTATGGGTCGGTGCTGGGTGGTACGGATGGCAACGTTCAGTTTGGCACTCTAAACAACTTGGATGTACTGCAATACAACGGCACGGGCCAATACTGGACAAATGTACCTGCCAGCGGCCTGTCGGTTAGTTTTGCAACCACGGCTGGCAGCGCAGGGTCGGCAAGTACGGCTGGAACCGCAACGAATCTTGCGGGTGGCACAACAGGCGCTTTGCCGTACCAATCGGGCGTTGGGGCGACTACATTCCTAAATCTAGGCACCGCAACCCATATTTTGACCGCAGGCGCTTCTGCGCCGCAATGGACTGATCCCACAACGATTACCGTCGGCAACGCTACAAACGCCACTAATGCGGTCACGGCGACCAATTTGGCAGGCGGCGCTGCGGCCAGCATTCCTTACCAAACCGGCGCAGGCGCGACATCGTTTATCGGATCGGTCGCAGGTGACGCAGGAAAGGTCTTGCAAAGCAACGGCACCAGCGCCCCGTCGTGGGTTACGCCTGTGGCTTATGCGACGGTTACGGATGACACCACAACTAACGCAACGCGCTACCCGCTGTTTGCGAATCAGACCAGCGGCGACATAACAACGCTGTTTTCAGCGTCAACCAAATATCAATTTAATCCATCGACCGGCATTCTGACCGCCACAGGGTTCAGCGGATCGGGCGCAAACCTGACCAACCTGCCTGCGGGTCAACTGTCCGGCACGATTCCGTCGGGCGTTTTAGGCAATTCCAGCCTGTTTATTGGCACGACTTCGATTGCTTTAAACCGCAGCAGCGCCAGCCAAAGCCTGACTGGGGTGAGCATCGACGGGTCGGCAGGGTCGGCTACAACTGCGGGAACGGCGACTAATGCCAACAACATCGCAATTACCGATGACACCAGCACCAATGCAGACTATTTTCCGGTGTGGGTCACAAACTCAACTGGCAACTTGCCTGCGCGAGTGACCAGCACTAAACTGAAATTCAATCCAAGCAGCGGTGCAATGACGGTAACAGGCGGTATTGGCGGGGGTGCATTTTGAACTATGAATGGAAAATTGAGGGCGTTCAGGCCGATGATGGGCTGATTACTGCCGCGAAATACTATTGCCGCGCCATTAATCGCAGCGGGATTGTGGACACCGAAGGCACTTGGTTTTTCAAAGACCCGCAGCTCGTCACCCCGATTGCCGATGTGACCGAGGAAATGGTCGTGGATTGGATCAAAGGCCAAGCTGACATTGAGGGTCGGCTGGCCGAGCAAATGGATAATCTGGCAGCGCAGGTTCCGATGTCGTTACCGTGGTCGCCGCCCGTGTTTACCCCAAAATTTGAGGATTAAATTATGGCCGTTTTCTTATCACCTGTTTTCGGCGTTGCAGGGCAAGTATTCGACGATAACGGCAACCCGTTAGCCGGTGGGAAGATTTACACCTATCTGGCTGGCACAACGACACCAGCCGCGACTTATACCAGCAGCAGCGGCAGCGTTGCACACACCAATCCGATTGTGCTGGATGGCGCAGGTCGTGTGCCTAGCGGCGAAATCTGGCTGACCGATGGAATTGTTTACAAGTTTGTGGTCGAAGATGCCAACAGCGTTTTGATCGGCACTTACGACAACATTACCGGCATCAATAGCAATTTCGTTGCGTTTAGTAATGAGCAAGAAATCCAGACTGCCACCGCAGGCCAGACGGTTTTTAATCTGACCACGATGCAATACCAGCCCGGTACGAATAGCCTGTCGGTGTTTGTGGATGGCGTTAATCAGTATGGCCCCGGCGCACAGTACGCTTATGTGGAAACTAGCAGCACAGTAATTACGTTTGTGTCTGGCCTTCACGTTGGCGCATCGGTCAAATTTACGACTTCACAGCTCAATAGCAGCGGCGCTACTGATGCGGCGTTAGTATCGTATGACCCACCGTTTACCGGATCGGTCATTACAAATGTTGAAGATAAATTAGCGCAGACAATCAGCGTAAAAGATTTTGGCGCTACTGGTGATGGTGTAACAGACGACACCGCTGCAATTCAGGCTGCATTGGATGCAATGCCTAACGAAGGCGGCAAATTATTTTTCCCAACTGGCACATACATTGTTTCTGCGTCGTTAATTTTGCCAGCTAAATCCGTTGATAGATTGCGACCAATTTACATTTGCGGCGAATCGTCAAGCATCTCCCCCGAATCAATTGGAAGCATTATTAGTTATACCGCGTCAAGTGGAACGTTGTTTCAAGGCCGAGATTCAAGCGGAACTGGAACTCGGCGCGGCATCATGGGTTTCAGAGATATTCAACTTTATGGTCAATATCAAACAGGCGTAAGTTCAACCAATACGTCAACCGGCATTAACCTGTATCGTTCTACAGGTTTGCAAATGAAAAACGTATTGATTTATGGTTTTAAATACGGACTAGTGCTAAGTGATTTTTGGTATTACTCTAATTTTAATTATTGCAGATTTATACGTTGCGAATACGGTGTGTATTCAGTTAATGGATTGGCAAACGGTTCAGCGTTCACAAATTGTTCGTTTAGCACGTTTGACCAAAATGCAATGTATTTGCAAGCGGCTATTGGCGAAGGTTTGTTTATTTCGCAATGTTGGTTTGAAACCGCAGCACAAGATCAAATTAGAATTTCAAGCACCGGACGCAAAATTGTTGTTCGGGATTGCTACTTTGAATACGCTGGATCTGGTTATGCAGTAAATTGGATAAGAGAAAATGATCCGACTGACAAAACTTTTAACTTGGTGTTTGAAGGTAACTTTGTAAGTTGTGCAAGCAGCGCCGATGCCATTGTTTACGCTAATAACGCATCACCAAATCCGCAAACTGCAAGCATCACAATTTCAAATATTAACTGTCAAAATACGGGAAGTGCTACAGAGTTTTTGAAACAAACTGGCGCTACATCAATGTCAGTTGTGTTTTTAAACAAAATTACATATACCGCTGCAAGTGGTGGAACATCATTGCCACCTAGTTTGTCAACGGCAGCTCGCTATGAAGAAACAATGGAAAACGTGCCGATTGGCACAGCCGTTCCAAATTCAGCAGTATTTACTCAACAATATTTAAAACAATCAAATTCTATTTATGCCTATGACACGCAAGAAATTGTAAATTACAAAACAAACGTTACGGATGGCGTTGCGTTTAACATATTCCAATTTGCGAAATTTGGTTCAGGCGGGGCATCTTCAGACAATTATGTTTCTTGTGGCGGTATGTTAGAGATTAGTTATTGTGCAAGAAACTCAGCCGCTGGAACTGCAAGAGTTGCAACCGAACGCATACCTATAAATCTTGGATCGGTAGCCGCCGGTAACATTGCTTTGGCAACTGGAACGCCAGTTATCATTGCCGCTGTTGCGGGTACTAACTGCACTATTGCGTTGTCATTAAGTTCCACAAGTTCAACATCAGCAACGCTGGCTTGCTCATTGACTATTGCATCAGGAACATTGGCAGAAAATGACTTGACGTTTAAATTAAACGTGTCAAATGCTGCTGATTCAAATAGCCGCATTATGGCAATTACTGCGGTGTAAGGAAAATTATGGCGCAAACTGGTTACACCCCAATTTTAATTTACAGCAGCAGCACCGCTGCGGCTGCGCCTGCGGCTGGAAGTTTAACTAATAGCACGTTGGGGTCAGAGCTTGCTATCAACATTACCGATGGCAAGTTGTTTTACAAAGACAACGCCAACGCAATTCAGGTCATCGGGTGGAAAGTTGTTCCGACAACTGCTGGCGGCACCGGCCTGACATCGTATGCGCAAGGCGATCTGCTGTATTACAACAGCGGCACGACTTTAACTGCGCTACCCAAAAATACATCGGCGACTCGTTACCTGTCCAACACCGGCAGCAGCAACAATCCAGCTTGGGCGCAAGTTGATTTAACTAATGGCGTGACGGGAACGTTGCCAGTTGCTAACGGTGGCACGGGTACAGCTACAGCTTTTACCGCTGGATCGGTAATTTTTGCTGGCGCATCGGGGGTCTACAGCCAAGATAACGCCAACTTTTTTTGGGATGACACTAACAATCGTTTGGGGATTGGAACAACCACAATCAATGCTGACGGAATTGAAATAAGCAAATTAGTCGGTAGAGCGTCACCAGTTCCGGCTGAATTGCGATTAACGTCAAAAGATGATGGAACAGGTTGGTCTACCACTTTACCGTGGGCAAGATTAACTTTTTACGATAGTGATACGTCACTTGGCGGCCCAAAACTCGCAGCAAGCATCGAAACAATTATGGATGTGAGTGCGGGGGGCTACTCATCGGTATATATCAAAACGCAAGATACGTCGGCTTCACCTTATGCGTTAAAAACAGCCGTAAAAATTGATGGCGCACAAAACGTAACTGTTAGTAACGGCAACTTAGTTATAGGCACATCCGGCAAAGGCATCGACTTTTCTGCTACGGCTGGAACTGGCACTAGCGAATTGTTGGCCGACTATGAAGAAGGTGATTGGACTCCAACAATTACAGGTAGTAGTAGTTCAGGGGCCACCTATGTCAAACAAGTCGGTCGTTATACAAAAATTGGTCGTCAAGTAACTGTAATTGTAGATGTTGAAGCAAGCGCAGTAACCGCAACAGGAAGTATGCGAATAGGTGGTTTGCCATTTACGATTGCCTCTGGCGATCCTCAATCGGTTGGTAGTTGCATGACTAATAATTTAAATTGGTCTGGTGGATCGATGCTTACATTGTTTGCACCTGCCGGTTCGGATTATTTAAATTTGTATGGAAGTAGTGATGATGCAGCATTTACGCAACAATTATGTGTAAATGAATCTCAAAGAATTTTAGGCACAATAACTTACTTTGTGTAAGTTGTAATTAATTTGTAAAGGACGTTTTATGTCTTTAACCAAAGTAACTTATTCAATGATTAATGGGGCAGTTTTAAATGTCCTAGATTATGGTGCCGATCCAACTGGCAACACAGACAGCGCAGCGGCAATTCAAGCTGCAATTGATGCTGCCGGAACAAATAGCCCAACTGGAGGCGCTGTTTACATTCCAACAGGATATTTTCGTTGTGAATCACAACTAGCCGTGCCTTATCAGGGTGTTCAAATTTATGGCGATGGGCGATATGGTTCTCGTATTCATGCCGTGCATACTGATCCAGCAATTATCAACTTAAAGGGCGGCGTTCATTGCACCCTAAACGGATTGCAATTGACTTCAGACAGCACAACTTATCCGGATACTGGCATTTTGCTTGGCCGATCTAGTGCAAATGGCGCTGGATTTCATGAAATTACCAACATAACAATGGAAATTTATGTTGGCGAAGCAGGAATTTACAGTATTGCGTCAGAAGAAAATTTGTTTAGCAATATTTGGGTTCGTATGTTTGCCGGTAAATACGGTTTTTATACCGCCGCATCAGACATTTTAAGCATAGATAGCTTGACTGCATCAACAAACACCGTCAACAAAGTTGAAAGATTAACGGTTTATTTTGATTCGTTGCCTTTTGTGAGTGGCGCAACACCTTTATACATTGATTTAGGTAACACAAAACTCTGGAATTTTGATTCGTGTTATTTAACACTTAATGGCAACTATTACATAGTTTTTAATGCTGATACTGATGCCGATGCACAATTGGTGTTTACCAACACAAATGGCGAACCTAACGGCGTTGCTATAAATTATGGCGGCGTTCAGTTTAAAAGTAATAACGCAACAGCAAAAACCATATCGCGCATTCAATTTTCTGACACAACTTTTGACTTAATTGCAGCGGGACGTAAATCAGTATCGGTTGAAAGCGGATCAGGAATTACACTTAATAAATTTAAATATGAAGATTATCGAACTGGCGGCGCTGCTGGCGCACATAATCAAACTTATATTGGATTGATTGATAGTTTTGTTGGAACTGCCGAAGGCGAAATAGAAGTTACTGAAAAATGTTGGAATAACACAATCATCGCCGACATTCGCAATAACATTGTTCGCGCTACATCGGCAACGCCAGCCGATATTTCTGGCAACACAATTACGCAGTATTCATACATTGGAATGCCAAATCAAGGAACAACCACGCAAACGTCTAGTACAGGCCCAATGGTGGTTATTCCCAAACCGGGCGGCGGCGCTATGCCGTTACAGAAATCCGTAGATGATGCGGAAATTATGCCTAGTAATGTTGTTTTTACCAATACTGGCGATACTGGCGCAGCTAACTATGAACTGCCAAAAGCGACTTTGGGAAATCGCGTCATGTTTGTAAAAATTGCTCAACAAAATATTCGCTTGGGCGTAAAAACTTCTTCTGGTGATTTAATTTATAACACATCGTCAAGTGGATTTACTTTTTTGAAAAATACAGCTGCGGCACCTGAAGGATATGTATTTATGGAATTGTTATGCGTTACGCCGGGAAGTTGGATGCCAATTGGCAGCAGCGGCACATGGACATTTACCAACACTCCATAAGGAAAAAATATGAGTTTAACAAAAAAAATTTTAGTTGATTACATTGAAATTGTTGAAAACGGCAATGTTCAAGTACGCACTAAGACCGCCATTATGGAAGATGGACAAGAAATTAGCGGTACATTCCATCGCCATGTTGTAGCGCCGGGTGATGATTACAGCGGCGAAGATGCGCGAGTGCAAGCAATCTGCGCTGCGGTGCATACGCCAGAAGTCATCGCCGCTTATCAAGCTAGCCGCGCCGAGCCAATAAATGAAGCTGGCTGACATCCTAGCCTTTGCGGTCAACCCGCTTCGCAATGTGCCTGCGGACAAGCAGGGGCATTTTATTATTGGGCTGATCGCTTATATGGCGTTCCACTTTGCTGGGGTTGCGGTCGGTTTAGGTGTTGTGGCAGTTTTGGCGGTAGGCAAAGAAATACACGATTGGTTTCACCGCGACCGGCACACGCCAGACGTATGGGATGCGGTAGCGACGATGGCCGGTGGTGTTGCTGGCTATATCTGCGGTTTGTAAAGGACAATTATGACTACGCCCTATGACATCATCACCCGCGCCATGAAGGACATCGGCGCGTTGGCCGCAGGGGAAAACCCGACTGCCGCTGAAGCGCAGGACGGGCTAGACCTGCTGAACGATATGCTGGCGCAATGGTCAAACGAAAACATGATGGTGTTCTACCGCACCGAAATCGTGTTTCCCTGCGTTCAGAATCAGGTGCAGTACACCATCGGCCCGTCGGGTAATGTGTCGGCTAGGTTTGTCGGGTCTATCTCAGGCACGACCCTGACCGTACCGAACGATGGGGTGACAAAGGGCGCAATTACCATCGGGATGACCCTAACCGGCAACGGTGTCTTGTCTGGCACCACGATTGTGGGGTTTGGAACTGGCGCGGGCGGCAACGTCAACGAGGGCGGCACTTATACCGTCAGCCGAGCGCACACCACGCCGGTAGTCAGCCAGATTATTGATTCGTTCTACCAGCGCCCCTTGACGATTGAAAGCGCGTTTGTGCGCGTCAATACGACTTCAAACGGTGTACCGATCTATGG